TAATTGGTTAGCATAAGTGCTTTGTTTTGGTTGGGGTGTTTCATCATCATCAAAACTTTCACCCAATAACTCAAACCTACCAGTAGTGGTGTCAATTTTAGTATTAAATGTTAAACCATCCATTCCGTATCTATTTTTCATAATGTGAAATCTTCCTAGTCCACTAACTTTGTCTTGTCGCTTACGTGAAAGGGATATAGCAACATCGGCAATCATAAGTTTATCATATGAGCCGGCCGCTTTATCACCCTCAATAATATCGTCTTTGGCTCCTGCTCGGTTTACCTGTGAGGCAGTCCAAACGGGGATATTAAGTTGTCGGGCAAGACTTTTAGTACTAATATAAATATCATCTATTTCGTCTTTTCGTTCTTTTGTTTTGCGAAATGATGAAAGAAGATCCACATAGTCGATGATGATTAAATCTGGTTTAGTATCGGCATCTATACATTTTTGGATATGTGCCTCTAGAGTAGAAATTGATGCCTTTTTAGGAGGGTATTCTTTAATAATTAGTTTACCTGGTAAATTTGTAATGGCTTTTTCTACCTGGTCTCTGTGGTTGTGAACCTCGGCTACACTAACCTGGGAGAAATAAGCATCATATCGTTTACCAACATAACCTTCTCCCAATTCTAAAGTATAGTGAATGACATTAAAGCCCATTTCCACAGCATGTGCACCCATTGCAACCAAACTCCATGATTTACCACCTCCTGGGGAACCAAAGACGATACCTAAATCACCATTTCCTAGTCCACCCTGGAGTAGATCATTGAATTTGTCAAATGGGGTAGCAACAATCATTCTATGTTCGTGTCTGTAGCGGGATTCAACATCCTTTTCATATTCATGACCAATATTTTTGTCTTGACCTGCTTTTAAGGCATTATCAATTAAAAATCGGATTGAATCATAATCACCAGCATTTAACATATCTACACTATTTAATAGTGCATTTTTTAACTGTTGGTTTTTACAAAAAGCAGCAAATTCTTTCTCGATATATTCAATATCTTCAGCACTTTCAAATGATTTGTAACATTCCCTTAATTGCTCAACTAGAGCAACTTTTAGAATTTCGTTTTCAATTTTTTTAATTTCTACCTGGAAATATTCCATACTAGGGGTAGTATGGTATTCGTGGTAGTATTTCAAGATTTGTTGAATTAACCATTTGTGTGATGAGTTATCAAAATACTCATCCGATAGAATGTCGTGGACTGTTTGTAAGAATTTTTTATCATTCAGCAAACAGGCAATTACTTTAATTTGGAAACTGGTTCCATAAGATGCTAATGAGCCTAATGTCATAACTTTTATTTTCTAAAACTGTTTAATACTTTAAAATTTTCTTGTAACCAATAGTTAACGTTTTTCAAAATATTTCCTAAACCATCCTCATTATACATTTGCATGAATGACGGAATATCTAGAGAAGGTATTTGTTGTTCCACTATTTGCTCGAGTATACGAATCTGGCTGTCGTCCACCAAAGGATTTTGTAAATCCATCAGCTGATAGTTTCGGCGCAAATTATTTTCCTCAAATACAATTTTAGAATATATGATGTGTTCTTGGTATTTTTGAGCACTGATTTCTAAAATATCATCCAGAGTAACGTGTTTTTGGGTTAATTCTGGGAATAATTTGAGTAATTTTTTGGCACCTAGTCCTTTGATACCTTGTACTTTATCGGAGTTATCTCCCAACAATGTTTTATAGATGATAAAATTATTAGGCAATATGTCGAACTTTTCTTTTACTGTTTGGGCTGTGTAAAAGTCTTTTTCTGTTGGACGATATATAGTAATATTATCACTAACTAGTTGAATAAAGTCTCTATCACTAGAGACAATAATGGATTGGGAGTTGTGTTCTTTCGCAAAGTAGTTAGCAAGATATGCGATTGCATCATCAGCCTCGGCTTTATCGAGTGATACTATATTAACGGGTAAACAGCGCAAATAATGGATAAGTCTTGATATTTGGTCCACCTTAGCATCATTTTCTTCCTCCAAATTTTCAAACACGTCCCAATTGGTAATTCGGGTAATGTTTCTGTTAGATTTGTATTCGGGAAGAAGGTTCTTCCTATTTAAAGAAGAACCCATTCCGTCAAATACTACATAAACAGAGGTTGGTTGATTTAGTTTAATAAGTGCACCTAAAGATCTTAAGAATCCAGCTAACCCTCCAATGTGAACTCCGTTTTGGTTAACGAAGTTCAACATTGCAAAGTTTCTAAAAAATAGATTTAATCCGTCAATAAACAAAACTCGACTGTGTCTTGAGAAAGTTGGAACCTCCTCGTCTTTCTTGATGTTGTCAAGAAGAGAAAATAATTCTTTATTCCTCATCCATCAATCCTAAAGGTATATCACGAGTTGATTCGTTCCAATCTGAGGTATCCTCAATGATATCAAATTTACCATCACCTAAAATGTTTTTCCATTCATGGGAATGTTCTTTTTTATAGGTATCGATATCTTTTTTATCATCCTCGATAAAACCATGGACAGTGGCAATTACAACACTTTTTGTTTGTAGACCTGTTACGTGGTTTTTATCACAAGATACTTTAGTACGAACAGCAAATTCTACCTCTTTACCATCTTTGGTTGCCTTGATTTTACTTGTACCACTATTAGTAATATTACCAAAAGTCAATACAATAGAGGCATCCAAAAACATAGTTTCACCATTTTTCATTTTCATTTTTGGTTGCGACATGATGTTTTCAGCAGGAGCAACCCAAATTTTGTTAATGGCTACCATTGTATTGGTATAGGGTGAATTTTCTTTTCTAGATAATGGAAAACGTTGGTTGATAAAGTTACCAAATTGTTGGGACATAGCACCTGCATTCCACATTGGATTATTTTTATTTGCCTCAACACTCATTTTACAAGGTATTGAACCAATTGAATCCCAGAAGAAACACAAGTCATAAGGTAGGTTACCTTTTTTCTGTTCGTCCAACAAATCAGCAATAAATTCTGCTACATCCTCAATTGTACCTAAGGATGCTCTGTCTCGGTAAATAAAGAATCCACTGTGGTCAACTACCTCACCAGTTTCTTTATCAACAACATCATCCAATTTGAATCCCATTGTACGGGCGTGGTCCCAAGACCATTTCATTTCTGTGATGATGAATACGGGAAGAATACCCATTTTTTGAGCACTGATTGCCAACTCAAGTAATGCTGTTGTTTTACCAGTATTACTGTGACCTCTCAACAATGAGATGTGACCCATAGGGGCCCCAGCAACCGAGATCGATTGCTGGAGTGCTTTTGAGAAAGGAATCCATCTTTGTTCCTTGAACTTTACGTTTGTATTAAGGAGTTTTTTCTCCTTAAAACGCTCAAGGTCAAAGTTTCCCTGAATTTGGGCAGATACTGCCTCAGTAAGCGATTTTTTAGCCATAATTAGAAGGGCAAATCATCATCATCACCAAACAAAGCATCAAACTTGTCAGTTTTGGTTGCTTTGGGTTCTAATGAATAGTTAGCTTTTACAGGTTTAACATCTTCCTCTTCTTCCTCTACTACTTGGGTAGCAGGAACTTCTTCCTCAGGGTTTAACCACTCTTGTAACAAACGCTTCATTTCATCAAATTCATAACGCTTGTACAATTCGGTTGGGTTGGGTTGCTCAGATAACCATCTTTTAATGGTTTCTTTGTCCTCAGCCAAATTCGATTGTTTGGTTTTAACACGAATTGAGGATTTGTTGTAGGCAGTACCTGTAACATCTGGACCTACTGTATCAACAGTAATGTCTCTTCCTTCTAAAATGTCGGTGTAGTCCCCGATGTCCTCATCATCAGCTAATGACAAGAATTCTAGGTAAATTTCTTTACCAAATTCCCACAAACGAACACCCAAATGCTCTTCACCACGTACGATTACGGGAGCGAATACACGCATTTTAGGATCCAATTTTTTAGCCAATTTCCAATTTTCTTTGTCTTGGGTTTGGCGTAATTGTTTTGAAAATTCCACAATAGGATCTTTTTCACCAAAATTCATTGGAGAAATCATGGTACGATTTCCGATACCATAGTGGAAATACAACTCTTTAAATGGGTTTGTTTTGTCAAACGCGGATGGAACAATACGGATAACCTGCTTACCAACCGAAGGTTTCCAAAAGAATTTTTTGCGGTCCTCACCTGTATTTTTCTTACCAGGTTTGGTTTGCATGGCATTTAGCCTCTGTTTAATCTGATTTAAATCCATATAACTTTTTGTTTATGTAACTAAATATAAAAAAGAAAGCTTGGATAACCAAGCTTCTTTATCAAAGTTCAACAATCTTATGAATTTTTGTCTTCAGCTGTTTTAACTCATCATGCTGAGTGAGTAAGATTGTGTTTTTATAATGTTGCCAATTGATTTTATAATTTGTATCAACTACCCCATCATTTAGTCTCTTAATTAACTCATTTAGAGCATTTATTGTATACAAAGTATTTGATTCTTTTTTACGGTGTACCAGTATGGTATGTTCGGGAACATAATCGATATTGTTTTCAACAATATTGTATGTACAGACATACTCGTTGTTGCTTTTTATGTATAAAACAAATATTTTATTATATGCTATTGTATAGTATTGTTTAATCTCTTCTACAAAGTAATCAACCTGTGATTCTTCAACGAAGGTGCAGAATAACTTGTTTGAAAATGCCATCTCTTCAGTGTCGGTTTGACAATAAATATCACAGGGAACAAAGGCTATCATAGTTGGGTCCAAATTTAATTTTAACGGTTAACTCGTGTTGACTAAACACATCTTTTATTTGCTCGAGTAGTTCCTTTCCATCAGTTTTCGCATAATCAAGCAAAATAGAATCATATACATATAATACCGGTTTGGTTTGTTTGCCCCTCAATAACGTGATAATCTTACGTAATATAATGGTATTTAATGCGGTCTCGTAGTTTTGAAGTATATAATTGAATAATTTATATGGGTTAGGATTTTCAACATTTTCAATACAATATCCTGAAAGTGGCACAATAACTTTACCGGAGTTATTGTAGTTTTTCCAGTTATTGTCTATGTATTCTTTACATTTGGCAAAGAAGGGTATATCAAGATATTGTTCTTGTATTCCACCATATAATTGTCTAAATACATTTTCTTTACCTACCTCCTCATATAGATGAGAGATATTGAAATTCTCACCCATTAATTTGTTTGCTAAAGTAGGATGGTAAGAGGAAATATCAAATTCAATCAACAAATCATTTTGTGGAATGAATGATTTTCGGGCACCACTTTCTTTGTTTAGGGCAGCAAAATTAATGCCATTAAAAGCATTACTTGGTCGGCGAGTGGTTGTGTAAAGATTGTAGCTGGTAAAAATTCTATCATCTTTGATTGAATATGAGGGATCGTGTATTTCATAAAACTTGTTAAATTCATAATTATCTATATGTATTCCGTTTTTTTCTACCATGTAAAATACAGGGGCTGCCTCATTATTATAAAAATGGAAATGTTGAGGTTTTTCTGAAAGTATTGTTGGTTGAACCTTTTCATAAATCAATTCACACCTTTCATAGTGTTTTACAATAGGGATTATTTTATTTATATCCTCTCTGTCCCCATATCTTTGGTAAAAATGTTGGTGAACTGGTGTATTAAAATCTAGTTTTTCTAAACTGGAGATAAAATTTATATCCTGGATGTTATGGTGTTTGAAGTGGTGAAGAGATGCTTTTTTATCTCTTACATACACGGTATCAAAGGAATCAAATAATTCTTTTAGTAAGGATGGATTTACAGAAAATGAATCATTGTGTTGGAGAGGAAATATAAATCCTTTTTTATAACCAACAGGTCTTACATAAAATAAAATTGGGGTAGATATAGCAGGGTGGTAGTTATCGTTATTTTGAATAACTTCAATAAATACCTCACTAATGTCTTTATTTTTATTTACATCAATGAAGTATTGGAGTTGATCATTTGATTCTACTAGCCAAAACATAACCTTTATTTACCGTATTATACGATAAAAAGATCAGTTAGACAAAAAATTCACTATAATTTTTAAAATAATTTGTTAAACCATATAATTTTTGGCGTTTTTCCTCCAAAGCAACTATGTTTTTGTTTATTTGTGTAACCTCTTGAATACTGTTTCCACTTGTTGTCCAATAAATAGTAAATGGTTTATACATTGCCCAATTATATTGTTTGTCTTTGGATACTATTTTATCAAAAGTTGGTTTGTCTATTTCAATATAACGTAATTCATTTGTTTTTTTAACAAAATAGCGGGTAAAGGCAGGATATGAGGGAGTAGGTGGGGTATTTTTAGGTTCTATTAGTGAGGATGGGGATGGTGGAGTACCTGAATTGTTTCTAATGTCATCATATACTGTACTAGTGTAGTCAACCTCATATGCATCCTCATTTGTGGAGGGAGCATCAACTATTGTTGGTTCTTTGAAAGTAGAACTTTCAGGAAACTTTAAAGCAACTGGATTACCATCATTGGGTAATTTTCCACTAAATATTTTTCCATTACTTAATATATGGTAATAACCTATATAAAATTGTCTTGGATTGCTTTCATATACTAACTCATTTCCGTTAGTGTATATGTTGGGAATTATTTGGGATTTTGGAAAGTACATATTAACCAAGTTTAATTAAATTTAACCAATTGTTAGGACATATTTTTCCAGATTTACTTCTTACCTCAAAATGTAAGTGTGGACCTGTACTCTTTCCTGTATTTCCAGTATATGCTAAAGTTATACCTGTTACAACATCTCCAATTTTAGCATTATTTATTTTTGTACTAAATGAATTTAAGTGAGCAAAATAAAAATCAAATCCACTTGGGGAAGTCAATACCAGTAAATTACCATAACTATCACTAAATCGTTTTTCTTTTAATTTCACCCCAGCTAATGTAAATCTAAGAGGAGTTCCTACAGGAGTAGCAATATCTATACCTCCATGATATTCACCGTTTGATTTTGTAATATCTTGGGCTGTTCCTTTTCGTTTGATTGCACTAGTTACAGTATATCCTGATACTTTTTCAGGAGTAGAGGCTATACAAGCATCAACCTCTGATTTGGTTAATGTGGTGCTACTATTACTTACGGGAAATGAAGGAGTTGGTTTAGTATTTAATAATTTAATAGCTACTTTTCCTTCTTTATCATATATTATAGGCTCTCTTTTATCTTTTAAATAAGTTAAAGCAGCCAATTTAGTAACCCATTTATGTGTTGTTATCTCGTGTGAAACACCAGTTACAATAAAATTAAAATCATTTTGATAACTTAAAGGTAATACATCACCAGATAATTGGAATTGTTCAAATATTCTGATTCCGCTTATGCCTAATAATTCTAAATCAAGTTTAATAGGGATAAAAGTAGGATTAGAAATTTTAGCTTCAGTAAATTCACCAACAATGGCTTTAAATAAATCTGTTATTACCGGTCCACTATTTTCATCTTTAGTAAATGTTACATAGGCATTTACACCTTGTGTTTTAACTAAACTATTTACAATGTTTTGGAAGGTAGCAATATTTCCTTTAAAATTTTCTTCAATAGATCCTGTTGGGATTGATGTAGTTATTCTTTGAGGATATATTCTGTCTATTAATCCCTTACTTAAGCGACTAAAGCTAGTGGCTTCTTCTCCTAACTGGTTGGCATTAGCTTGAGCACCAATAGCAATTGAGGATGCAATTTCGGAGGTAATTTGGGATTGTGCCGATATATTTTTTACAAAAGTTCCTAAACCTTGGGCTTGAATTGTTGTAATGTTTTCTTTTGGAGAAAATACTGTTGGTAATCCTTTAACACGGTTTTGATTAATATCTACAATAGTTAATAAATTTGGGGTAATATCAGCATTTACTACAACCTGGAAGTCATTTATTCCTCCTAAAGCTCTATTTGCATCATCACAAATTGTTTGTAAAAAATCTCTTATAGCTAATTTGTTTTCTTTATCTATATTATTGGTAATAATATTTGAAAGATACCCTAAATTTAAATAAATATAATTAATATTTCCTACTTGAGGATAAGCATATAGTGATTCTTGACCAGCAGGTACTTTAGAGTTTATTTTTAAATCATTATTTATATTGTCA